TCAAGCAACACTACCGTTAATCGTACCGAGATTGTTGATGGCCACACTGTGCCCATTCTTCCTTATCGCTATCCCAGCACGACCACCACCATGACCAACTGAACCATGGCTTACGTTACCATTAGCACCTGTTTGCCCTGTCCCACCATTACCGCCCCATGTTCCGCCGTTACCACCATTGCCGCCGCGACCAGCATTCCTTCCACCAGTACGACCTGCTGAACCATTTTGTTTACCTTGCCCGTAACCTTGACCTCGTCCACCAGCACCTCCGGTTCCACCGTTTGTTGGTGATGTCGTTGGCCGCACTCTACTGACCCCGTAATAACCATTACCTGCGGTTCCTTGATGAAATGTCCCTCGGTAATAAGTTATGTTCCCAATTCTCTGACTTGTACTGTGAAATGCCGCATGTTGATTTGAATAAATTTTTTGCCCATTCCAATAAATACTGGTTAGAGAGCCGAAAATGTAATAGTGGTATCTCCCTTTACTGTATTGTTCTCCGTCCCTAATCGTTGTTGGGTATGAACCTCGACCACCAGCCCCACCATGGCCACCACCGCCGCCGCCACTACGAATGGCACCATGGTTGTTGATGATTACATTGTCAGAATTCGCAATAATCGCATCGCCACCATTCCTATTTTCACTCCCACCGTAACCTTGGATTTCGCCGTAGTTATCGATAACAAGCGTGCCACTCATACCTGGTTCAATATTCAATAACGCGCGGGTTACACCGCCATTGATAATGGCGCGTTTCGGAACGTTCTGTCCCCAGAAAGCCCCAAAGCTAGCCTTGAGTCCGCCTGTGGTGATTGTTCTAACAATTTCATTTACAGCGCCATAAAAGTCAGTCAGGCTAATTGTTCCTGACGTTGGTATATGATCATTCTGTGGAATATCGGGAACACGGCCACCACCACGGTAATACTCAGTCAATGAATGCGGTGCATCCCCACCAAACTCATCGACAATGTCCTGTATACTGATTGTTCCCGATGATTTGATTGTCATAACGTTTTCTTAGCCGATACATTTTGTTCAGCACTCACATTCCCTGTTGAGTCAATCTGCCAAATGATGTTTTGGCCATATAAAATCTGCAGCTTTCCCCCCGTTTCTCTTAACGTAAAATCACCAAATTTTCCGTTTTTGTTTAACTCATCTTGAAGCCCAGGTACATCTTCAATCCCGCTTGGTAATAAGTCCGTAGAATCAAAAACCTTCGTTTCTGTCCCATCCGAACCACTGTTATAAATCTCAATATGTTTTTTTGTCTTAACGGTTTTAAATGCTGTTCGTTTTAACCCAGCAACTAGGCCACCCATACCTGAATAATCCATTTTCCATAAACGAATGATGTGCCCACGAATGGTTTGCAAAACCTCTGTTGAGTAATCGCTACTCAAATCAGGCTTTGACAGATTATTTTGGTCTGACATGACTAATATCCCCCAAGTAAAATTGATACGGTTCCGTCGACACGTGCACTGTGCTCGTCCCACGCCATCACCCTAACGGTGGGAGTAGAACCACTGTCATCGATGACAACATTCGTTTTGGCAATAGCAGGACTATTGCGCGGGGTGACGATGGCACTGACAATATCAAGCCATTTTTTGGTTGGATTAAAGGTAGTTCCATTGATATCTGATGCTTTTAATACCAGGCGGCCTGATTCAGTTTTATCTTCGACTCTTATATCCACGTTCACCGACGTCACGACAATCAAATCATCATGGCCAACGCCTTCGGCCATCACACTGACCCGCACATACCTGACATTCGAGACCTGAACTTCAATGGCACCAGTCGGAGCAACCTTCCAAGCTGTATTATCATGACTCCACTCAATCTTGATTTTTGCCGATACGCTACCGACACTGTGTGATTGAGCCAGTCTTACAGAAATAGTGGCGGAAGATAGAACCTTCCCTAAATCCTTCACACCTATCAATTGGGCATGTTCAGCACCTGGTTCAAAGTAAATGGGGAAAGTGGCATCGACCTGATCTTGTATCGTATTCCATTGACGGGATTTAAAATGCTGCTCCCATGTCTCACCCGTTGTTATCAGCATTAACAACTCACCATCAACATAAGCAGCATTAGAAAATGTTGCACCTTCGACAGCGTTATAATTCATGGCTATCGCATAATTCGCAGGAAGTGACGCCGTCACATCAATATTTCGAATATGACTGACATTGCCTGCGACATCCTCTGCCGACATGAACACCCTGAAGTCGCCACCAGACGTGAAGATAACAACATCAGAGCGAGAATCAGCCCCTGCTTTACCGTAAAACATAGCCGTAGAGATATCGCTATTAACGGAACCGATACTAATCGTATAGCTCTTAATTGGCTGACTTGTTTTCGCATCCTCCCATGACAACGACAAGGCATTAACCTGCATCGATGATCTTGAAATTGTCACATCTGATGGCGGAGAGATATTCAAATTAACAGAAGAGGCTCGTACGCTGGCTAATGAAGGGTTCCAATGACGAGCCCAGAATCTATTATTACCGGCAGGTAACCATTTACTCAGAAAAGTATTGCCCTTAACCTCAGTGATCACCTCTGCCGTTGCGAAAGTAGAGCCGAATCTCAATTCAGTTTTTACGTAATCAGGATCTTGGCAATCATCCCACGAGATCAATATTCCATTATTTGAAATACTCGCTTTCAGGCCGAAAACATCCGTTGCTGGGTAAATTTCATCATGAATGGTGAACGAAATTGAACTTGGCTCAGTGACCCGACCACCATTAAGGTGAGCTGAGACATTTGCCTCATACACCCCTTTGGGAGCGTCGAAGCTGATATCTTGATAATCGGTTTTTATTTCACTCCATATACCGCCGTCCCGCAGCCGGTATTTGAATATGTAATTCTCGGCATCAAGAAGTCTTAACCATGACGCTGAGGCTGTGGGCAACCTTACATTTTCACGCGTCCATCGGCGCCCTTCGATCACATTCAGACCCACGACGGTTTCACTCACCGTGGTACCAAGGTCGACATTTATCGCTGAAAAGCCTGGATGATAGATATAGTTACTATTTTCAGCATTGAAGTAGTCTTGAGAGTAATCAATAGCAGAGAATTTAAATCCTTCACTGCCCGATGCCTGAACATCGATAATTTTCACCTTGCGGCCTGGTGCAGCCACTTGATCATAAAACCATAGGTAATCACATGCCTGACTGTCACTTTCAAACGGCAGCAAAGTATTCGCTGATGCCGTGATACCCGACAGTAAAGAAACCTTATTACCATCAACAGCAGAAACAACATATGTCTCATATATTCCGTTCGGATACCGAATTCCAATAATTCCTGAATTGGCACTAATTGGCTCCGGCACATCACTATCGAGATAAACATTGAAATGATCACCTCCTTCAAGGAGTCTGCCAGAATGTGACCAGCTAACCATGTCATGACTCAGTAGAACGACATCGCCTTTCGAGGCAACAAGTCCTTCAACATCGGTCTCCCAATGGGTTCGGCGTTTGAAATGTTGCTGTGAGGCAGCAAGCAATGACGCTTCTTTCCCTGCCTGATCTTTATCGGTACATCCAATGAAATCCATTTCTACCGGATTATCTGGATTGTTAATCCCACCTACAGTGGCTCTCACACTGTCGGCATTCCAATTATTGGCTGCATTCTTGAAATTGATAATAAATTCATCAGCCAATTTCCCTGAGATGAAGTCAATACTGAAGGTACCAGCTTTGATATTGGCAGGTCCGAAAACAGCCACAGGTGATAACTGATCATCATCCCAAATAACACCATACTTGCCCGTTTGCCATGTTGTTTGCCCACGACCACAACGCGTAATGATCTCTGCAACACTCTTTACTGACTGGCTAGAGTTTATGACAGCATTACATTCGAGATTCTTTCTATCACACCATAATGCAAATGCTTTGATTGATTCCAAGTCTATCCGTTCGTCAGATAAACCTGCGCCATACAAACGTCGACCATTCGCATCTCGTTTACCCCTGAACCACCACAAAAGCCACCATGCAGGATTAGACGAGAATTGAATCACCCAAGCAGTTCCTGTCCATGTTGGAATAGCTGAGTGACAGATAGCATTAAACTGATCTAAGCGACCAGAAAACTGACCACTCGCTTTAGCGGTTATACCAATACGCTTTTGCCCTGTGTAATCAGCATCATCTTTCTGGAAGGCCTTTAAGCTAACCCAAGATAATTTCCTCGTTTTCTTTGTAGTTTCTATGTCACCAGTCGTTTTTCTTACCTTGACGAGAAAACTGCCATTAGCTTTGAGTGCTATTTTATGGGTTGTTCTAGATGAACTAATTTTGTCACCATATAACGTCAACAATAGGCTGTTATCTAAAACGTTCGACCCCGATGAGACATTGTAAATTTCAACTTCAACAATGATTGTTTGAGAGGTCACCTTCCCCATATCATCAAGATCGAAGGCGATAACCTGAAAATCAAGCTCAAGGGATTGCGTATTGTCTTTGGTTGAGCGTGTTACCCACCCATCCGATTTTTTAATCTCGACACCTTGAATAGTGTCTATATTGCCGAATTTTGGGGATAGCTTCCCGTCATGGCCTGACTCCTCCATCGTAATATCATTAAAATTACTAATTTCAGCATTGCCGATCCTGACATCCGTGACAGTAAGATTGTCCTGAACACCAAAGTGAAAGGCTTGATAAAGAAATTGGGCGTTACCCGAAAAGTCAGTATAAAAATTAGTGGCCGCGTCTGGGTAAACACGCATCTTGCCAATAATAACCATCATGGGTTCAAACAGTCGTATATTGTTATTGGTACCTGAAATGACATACCTTTCTTTTTCGGCAATTTCAGGTGTTTTTCCCGCACTGGGTGGCGGGAACATGGAGTTAACCAACATAGTGCCGGCAATAGTCACTGTTGCACTGACGATTGCACCAAATGCACCTGCTGCGGATGTTCCCCACCCAGCACTTGTCGCCCATGCTGTAGCTGCACCGCCTGTATATATCGACAGTGCCACGATAGCAATGGCCGCAAGGATGCGACCTGATTTACCCTGCACGGCAGCTCTGACATTGATGATGTCATGATGCTTAAGCCTATAACTCTGCCAATTATCAGCCAGACGATCTTCATTGACATACACAATGACAGGATGATCATTCATGATCACGACACCAGCTCTTAATAAGTACGACGCCAGCGTTTCACCTTCAATGAAATTCAAATTAAATCGAAGGCTACCCTCCGTAATGAGAGGATTAGGGTAATGCGTCAATCGCGCTTGTTTTAAATCCGCCATTGATAAAAGCCCTCAATCCCGCCACCAGCATCAATACGCATCCGACTCATTCTCTCCATCACCACCCCCATTCCAGCCAAGTTGTGCAAACACTGCCATTGCCCGTTCACGAACGTCGCCACACCAATATGAGACGGTTCACCACGGTCAAATAACACAACGGGATGCCCCTCAACAGGTTCATCGATACGGATTGCGTAATCGTATTTCATCAACTCGATAGTTTGGGCCTGTTCACCATTTTTGATAGGTCTAAGCACATGCTCTGGTGAAGTGATGAATAAATTAAACTCATTGTTCGCCACCTCGACAGCAAGATCCAAGCAGTCATAGGTGAGTGGGTCGAAAACACGTCCGATATATTTTTCAGTCCAGTGCATTAGAATAATCCTGGTGAACGTTCGGGAGTGAAGCGCATCGTCACCGCAGGTTTGTTAAGCATGTCCTCGTAGCCCAGGGTGGCCGATATTTTCATTTGGTCGATGGTGACATCCAACACGTCTAGCTCAATGCCCCACTCAACATGCGATGGGTTTGACCTCAGCACTTGCATGATCACGCATGTTCCTCCTTCGAACCCACGTGTTCCATCGAGCTCATCGGTTAATACTCGTCCCACGTTATCAACGATCAATTTAGCCTGTGGCAGTTTACCTTCCCCCTCATCAGGCAAGGTCACTTCGATAGGAATAGCCGTATATTGATAGCCTGCATGCGTAATATCCTGCGTATCAGCGACAATACGGGCTGGCTCTGAAAAGCTTTGATGATGAATTTCGACCAATATTAAAAATGGCTCATCAGCAGAGGTGGCATTGAGATTGACTCGGGCATTCTTCGTATAGTTACGAGGCATTTAGATACCTCCTATCGATTCGATTTCAACGTTGGATTCCCATAAATGACGGGAAACCATCGTCCAGGACAGTGATGGATTTTTAAACCTTACCGTCACTGTCGCTCCACCGCGTAATGGGTCCTGGTAGGTAAACCATGCCGAACCTTTGATGACATGGATATACCACCGATCGAACTCGTCCTTATCTGAAAAGGACTGAGCAACAATTTTTGCTTTTCTAACCACAACCGGTATTGAGTATTTAGGGCGCTGTTTCGCAATACCGCCATCCATATTCGTACGATCTATACCAAGATCGACCTCTTCGTCATAGCCCATTACGAGCCTAATATTTGAGGGGAAAATGGGAAGCGTCATGATCTAACTCCTGCAATTGCAGATCTTAACGGTCCACCACGCTGAACATCATCAAGCAATACATTGACCACCCATTTCTTCATCTGGCTATCATAGGCAGGCTGTGATTGCTTAGCCGTCATTTCTCGACCTGACTTATTGATAACGTTGACTTGAACGCTCATGGCCGATTCACCACTACCAGATTGGCGAACACCCAGCCGGCCTTGTGCGTCGCGGGTTAACGGCATGACTGCCTCGGGACCCGCTTCCCCCATCAACCCCATGCCACCTTTGGCCATCGGAAATAGTGTGGGACGGGTTACCACACCTCCATTCGCAAATTTCTTAACCCCATTTTCATATACACCACCTTTGGCATTAGGAAAAAGACCGGCAGCATAATCAGCAAGAGGACCCGTGATATTTTTCTGAATAGCAATACGAATTAAGTCTTTGACGATGCTATTTGCCAGGCTTTTAAAATCAGCTTTACCCGTTACGACAAAATCTGTGAGTGCATCGGTAGCACCAGACATGGCGTTTTGAATGGCTGTTCGCGCTTTCGTACTGGCTTTCTCAGCACTTAGTGCAAAATCAGCAAATCCAGTTTTATAACCAACAAACATCTTCGTCTGATCTATTTTTAAGTTTGCTAGTTCTGTTTGCGTTTTATTTTGTTCATTTTTTGCATTCGCTAATAACTCGTTAAGTTTTAACTCCAGCCCAATAGTGCTGTCTCCATGCGCTCTTCTGGCATCAATTTCAGCATTTAATTCTTTTTCTAATTTTTTGTTATATATGCCAGTTACATCAAGACGATCTGCTAATGCTCTTTTTTGAGCATTAATAAAATAAGCCTCTGAACGGGTACCTTTAGATTGAAGAGACGTTTGATTAGATATGAAATCATTCAAATCACTAATTGATTTGTTATATGTTATCTTTGCTGCACTTCGGGCACGTTGAATACCCTCGATACTTTTCTTGTATGCCTTTTCAATCGCTTCGGTCCGGAGTTTATCCGGCTTATCATCCAACGTTTTATTAAGGATGGTAATCTGTTCGCTAAGGTCTTTTGCCTTGGCTTTTAGGTTGGCAATTGATTCAGCCTGTCCATCAAACGGCTTCATCTCTTTAATCAGTTTCAGGTTTCCTTCAGTCACTTTAAGCTCACTCTGAAGCTCAAGTAATGCATTAGATGGTCGGCCAAGGTTCTTTAAACCATCCCATAGGTTGGTGAACACAGTCCCTACACTACTGGCCGCACGTTCAAGAAAACCCAAATCTTCTACCGCCTTTTTTGAAGCGTTACTGATTTCCTCGGTATACGCTTTTTGAGCCAATGACGCAGCAGCAGCGTTGTCACCCATCGATGTAAAGGTGACGAGTTGTTTGTAGGTGGTCTTATCAAGAAAATTGAACTGCTTATTTAATGCCAGAGCCGCTTTTAATGGTTTATCAGACAGAGAAGAAATGCCCTTGGCGTACTCATCCAGCGTCGATATTCCCGCTTTCTGGGCCTTAATCCCCATCGCTATCACTTCACCAGTAACAGCCGATGCCTTTACATTCGCCTTCTCAAACACTGTAATGGCTTGTGCAGCTGCTCCTCGTGTTACACCTGCAAACTCACTCGCTGCGAGTGTTGCGTCTATCATTCCTTCCTTTGTATAACCCAGGGCTTCACCTGTTTTGTACATCTGTACTGTGGCTTCATGTAATTCACTCTGACCTTGATAAAACGCATAAAACAAACCACCAGCAATAGCGGCAGTAACCGTTATAGGATTAATCATTGCGCCAATAGCTTTTGTCACCCCTCGGATAGCGGGTTTAATGCCCCCGAACATATCTTTGATCTGTCCACCTTGCTGGAAGAGCACTTGCAACGGTCTTTGGCCACCCTGAAGCGACACAAAAATATCCGTAAATTGTGCTGGCAGCCCCTGCATAGCAAATCTCATTTGCTTAGCTGATCGACCGGCTTTTACTTGAGATTCTGATAGACCGTTAAAGCCAACAGCGTTTGTCTTAATCTGGTTATTGGTATGTAACAGAGTATTGGCAAGCTTGCGATTGGCTTTCTCTGTTCTATAAATCTGATTGGTGATGCCGTCATACTTACCCTGGAGATCTTCAGGTAAGACAGAGATACCTTTAAGGATCTCTTTTGTACGTTGGTACTGTGATGACAATTTTGGCGTATCGAGGGTTAATGCTTTATTGAGGTTAGCGGTGCCTAAACCTTTCAAGCGACGTTCGAGCTTTTTAACCTGCTCTCCAGTTAAATTCACTTCACGCTGAGCAGTTTGCCCAAATTCTTTAAATTCAGACTTTATATTCTCTAGCGTTTTATCAAGGCTAGATGCATCGCCAGTAATGGGGATATTTAAAGAATCAGACATCATTAATCCTCGTTAATATTTTCCAATGCGCTCTTTTCAATCACTTGCAGGCTAGAGAAAACATCCCGTTTAACCTCTATGCCCCAGTCCTCGATATCCATCCATGAAAAAATGACGTTGTAATCAAGTCCGATAACCCCATTTTGTCCACATCGCCATTGCGTCGACATTCGGCTGAATAGTTGAACAGCAGGCCAATTTTCAGGCCATACCTCTTTGTCACCATCATCTTGCTCAAAATCATCCAATGACATACCCAGCATTTTTAAAGCTGCATCAATATTCTTCCCTACCAATACAGATGCAGCCTTTGTTAGTTTCCCAATCGGCGCTCAAGCAACGTACTGCGATGCTCATCAACAATCGCAGTGAATGCATCAGGATACTCATCACACAACTTAACGATATTCGCTTTAGTGAATTCAGCATCGATGTCCCATCCCACTAAAATTTGTTGCAAGACTTTGGCGTATTGATCAAATGTTTTCTTAACAACAGCTTCATTGGTTTCAGCCAACGAGGTTGTTTTCGTGTCATTATCCCCCCAGCCATCTGATAGTTTTGCATACTCCAGGCTAGTGAAATATTTGAACGTGAGTGGCAATTCTTGGCTTGAACCGCCAGCATCAATCAGCTCAACCTTCCCCTCAAATGAATCGGGTGTTTTACCTAGCACTAATAAAGACATCTCTTTCTCCTAAGCTTTTGTATAACGAGTTGGACGAACGATAAGGCTAATGGTGACGCCGATGGCCATTACCTGATCTTTAGTCATGCTGGGTGTTTCATTCACCGAGATATAAGCGTGGTAATAGAGTGTGGCGCCATTCGGTAACGTCGCTCGGACAACCTGAGTCTCTTTTCCATCAGCCGCTTTTTTTAACGCTATATAACCAGGTAAGGTATCGTCATCAGCAATGCTCAAGGTCAGAACAACAGGTGATGTTCGCGTTGGGATCTGTGTTTCAAAGTCATTTTCAAGGAACGAGTAAGTGGCGAACTGCTGATCACCACCCGACGTCTCGGATGAGATAACCTGCGTAATCTGCTGCCAATCAGATACTTTAATTAATTTACCTATTCCCGAATCAGTAGGAAATTTAGTCGTATCTGAGGTATCAAAACCCAACAGTTTTGATGTCGCACCCACCTTTGCGATCTGCTCATTAATATTGCTCCACCCACTTTGAACAATAACAATGTCATTAGTCGCTATCGTATTTCCGGTTACGGTTGCGACAGCATCCGCTGCATTAGTCAGTGCAGACATGACTGCAGGTGCAGCCTTCGTTTTAGCAATCGCAAACACGACGCCATTTGGTAGTGAAACGGCCATGAAGCCTCCTCAATTGGTGGTAAACCACACGTTGAAATCTTGAGCTAAGATGTAAAACCCATCAGGGTTTTCATCTGCTATCGTTACGGGTTCGGTGCGTGGTGATGATAAAAACACATCGGTACCCACCATGGCTTTCTCGATCTCTTTCATTGTTATTGCAGCTTTTATTGCCGTCGTTTCAAAGAATGTGACCCTTACGATCGCGTGCGACTTATCAGCTGCAGTGTTATCCATAAAGTAAATAGGAGTACCACCGAGCCTTTCCCAAATCGCGACCGGTGCGTGAATCGCAAACGGACCTTTTACGGGGAAGCATTGATGCACCACCGGTGACACAACGGCATACATCTTTTCTTCAAGCGTCATGTTGCCCGCCTTGCATTCAGTACCTTAAAAAACTGCTCTTCAAAATTCAGTCGAGCCTGCGTTTGGCCTTTATGGACCGCAGGAAAAAAGAATGGAACGGATTTTCTTTTGTATTCCGCTACCGTCACCTTGCTATTCGTTTTCCACTCGCCCGTCTTTCTATCTAGGTACACAGGGTGGTGTCTAACCTGGCCATACTCGATAAAGTTAAGAAAGTTAGCATTCGTCGTTCCCTGTGTGGCATTTTCTGACACCGTTTTGTTCCACTGGGGCATCACGTTATACACAGCGAAACCCACCTCATTAACAGAAAAGCTACTGCGCCCTGAAATGATGAAATCACTACGACCAAACCGTTTCTTTCCTTCGGCATCGAGCGACGCTTTAATCGTTTGAGCGGCCTCTTTCGTGCCGGAGAACACAGCATCAACAACGTCTTCTTTGAGACTGTCGACATAAGCATCAATGCGACTCACATCCACGTGCATTTTCATGAACGTTTCTCAATCAAGAGGTCCATAAATTCCATTGTTTCTTCATCAGGTAATACGTTGGTAATGGCATAGGTCATCCCTCTATGGATAAGACGCATGTCCTCATCGATGTCCTCTCTATACCGAATACGTACGCTGCCACGCCGCACAGCCGTGTCGATACCATTTCTCATGGCCTCCGTTCCACGCTCAAAACGCACATTGGCCCAGACAGAACAGACCTCTGCATACTCTGTAATCGGCTGACCAGCAGCATCAACATGCGATCGGTCAGCACCTTCAATCGTGATTCGATGGTTCATTCGCCCAACGTCCATTACACCCCCTTGGAATAATCAATGTACTTATCAAGCAGGTGCTCGGAAAAAGGACTCATCGTTAATGGCTTCTCGGTTGCCAGCCGACGCTGGGCATACATTTCCAGCGTGGCCAGCTTGACCCATGAAACCAATGGCGCTGGTAGGTAGCCATACTCAGTCCTCACCTCAGCAAAAGATCGAAACAGACGCCCTTCACACAGTGCAATGGCAGCAGCCGTTAATGACTCGATATACAAATCTTCATGGTCATGATCCACGCGCAAGTGCAATTTCATATCTTTCAAACTGATGGGTGAGGTCGCTGAATCCAACACGGCGTTTACTCCAACACGTCTTGTTCTAAATTAACGGCAGCTTCCTGACTCGTTGCTTTGAGCTCATGATCAATCGCAGCTTTTGCTGTATCAACAAAGCCCAGCTCCTCTAACTCATTAATCGTTTTCTCAGGGCCGGTAATAACAATGCCTGGGCCGATATCAAATACGCGCAGGCGTTTAAGTACGAGTGCTTTTTTGTTAGCCATTGGGATACTCCATTACAATTAAGTGGCTGAGTTTTGGTAGTACTTCACAGCCCCACCCACATCGATTAATGCACCATCAGCACGTTGATACCCAATAAAACCTGTTTGTGCTTTTTCGGTGTACTTACTATCAGTCATGCGGAACAAGCGAAGATCCATCACTAGACGGATACGGTATTTATTCAGAGCACCAAACAGAATGGATTTGGCATCTGCTGTCATTTCGGCCATGTGTTGATTGATGGTTATTGGACGGTTCAAAATACGATCGGGGGCACCGCCAGGGTTCCCCGTTTCATAACCAGGAACGAAGATAGGACGGTCATTTTTATCTTTGATAACACGCAAGGCTTCAAGGGTCGTGTCGTGGAACATATAACCGACACCCGGTGAATTGCGGTAAGCGGGATCAACACTGTGTTCTAAAGACACAAGATCCTCATAGGTCACCAGTGCGGTTTGGCCCGTTTTCCCCTTCTTACCTAGCGCCGCCCCAGTAACAATACCTGCAGGCTGATTTGTACCTGTTCCCACCGTAAAGTGACGATTGGTGATACGACCTATACGCATACCCAGTAAATCTTGGATATAGCCGTCAATATCAAAAAAGCTGTCTTGCAGCAGTTCCCAAGGAATGGCAATGGACTTTGATGAGTACATATATGAGCCGATAGATTTATTGCCAAAGGTGGTATCTTTGGTACCGGCAGGCGCATTTTGACCAACAATTTCACCTTCCTCTGCCGTCGCATCGGTTGTCGGGAAATTGATCGTGTTACCCGTGGCCGTACGCATCACCGTCGATACGTTATACATACCGCCATATGCTTTCATCGCTTGTTCAACCTGACGGATCCATTCCGGTGCGGTGGTATATCCCCCTTCAGTGGGTACCGTGGTGCTCATGGCATTATTGATATCCGAAGGGCTACGCGCCGTCATTAACTGATACTGCTCAGGTGTCAGGGCACTGATCCCACCCAGCATGTAAGCACGCATAGCGGCTGCCACATCTGACTGTTTATTGGGTTCTTTGGTATGTTTGTCACGCAAGGTGTTATTCACACCGCCGTCATCGACATCGTTTTCCAACGCTAAATCAGCAACCTGCTGCTCACGGCGAATATCCCCATCAATCGCTTGGATATCAGCTAAAATGCCATCCAGCTTTTGGCCATCTTCCGCGCTCATGCGTTTGTCTGCAGGGTATTTATCGTTTAGTGCATTAGCTTCTTTCGCTAATTTGTCGCGCGACTCGCGCAATGCTTTAAGTTTGGACATAAAGCCCTCCTAGTTAATTAACTGCGAGTGCGCAGCGGGTTAAAACGTTCAATCGTTGCATTTGTCTGTCACGATGCTCATCACTGACATATTCCTGAGTGTCAGGCCGATTAACTGCATTAAGGAAGGCATTACAATTCCAATTCGGACGTATTGCGTTATTGGTGCTACCTTCTTTTTTCGGTGCTGGCTCTGCGTCATAAACCGTATCGGCAATCCCTGCCGCTACCGCTTCATCAGCCGTAAACCACGTTTCATTTCTCATATAATCGGAAAAGGTTTTTTCATCCCCGCCCGCACGTTTTGCATAGGTCTTAGCCAATGTTCCATCGAGTTTTTCTAGTAATGCAGCTTCAGCCAATAAGTCGTCAGCATTTCCCCATGAGACAGTCCATGCCTTGTGGATCATCATCATCGCGCCTTCACCAATAATGATTTCGTCACCGGCCATCGCAAGAAACGACGCTGCAGAAGCTGCCAATCCATCAATGTGTACCGTCACGGTCGCCTTGTGCTCACGCAATGCCTGCTCCATCGTTCGTGCGGCAAAAACCGAACCACCAGGTGAGTTAATTCGAAGGTGAATATTTTTGGCATCGATTCCGCGCACTGCATTCACGAACGTCTCGGGATCAACACCACCCCACCACTCAGCCTCGTCTTTGTCTGAAACAATGGCGTCATAAAGAAAGATTTCAGCGTCATCACTGCCCTCTGCACTTTCAATGGCAAACTTACGGTCGGCCACATGACGATTTTCAAAGAGCATCTGAAAATATGTATTTTTAGGCATCGGCATTAGACTGCTCTCCATTGTTTGCCTCAGTAATTTCCGGCTTAAAGAGTTCGTCTCCATCGGCAGCCGGTGCCATGTTTTCACGCTTTCTCACTTCATTAACGCTTATCCAACCAGGTTCGCCTGCTCGACCCAATGCACTGCGATAAGCATCAAAGCGGGATTTCATATCACCCCGCTCAAGTTGTGAGGTGTTGTGATCGAGAAACCGTTTACTTCTGGCTGGCCATAACTTGTAATTGAATTCCTGTTCAATCTGGGTGAGATGACTGAGCAAGGTATAGCGAACAAACGTAGAGCCCATGGACTCGAGTCCCGACTGCCAGGATGTCGACTTGTTTGTATGCCCAACCATGAAAGGAAAAACACCAAAAATTCGGCAAATCTCCTCAATCGTAAAAAGTCGCGAGGCCAATATTTCTGCATCACGCGGATTAATGGTGAGCTGGGCGGGTTTCAAACCACCCGACAATACCAAGGGCATCCGTGAATTCTTTTCTCTGGCTATCACCGTGTCTTTAACGTCTTTCAATTGGGTGCGCGACATCTTGGCATCAGTACTCAGGGCATAATCAAACGTTGCCCCTTCATCAAAGAACTTCCCAGACCATTTCTGACCCGCAATGGCTGTACCTATTGCTTCAGATGCCGCATAAGTGATTGGACTTGGGCTTCTCAGTCCGTCATAACCCAGCGAAGTCAGTTGAATGACATCAGCCTGATCTAACACTTCTTGCTCACCATTCTCCCGAGTGACACGGTAATATTTGATACCCGTTAATCGGTCTCTGAAAGGGTCAACTTTGTCAGGATGTAATGGTTCCCAACCAATCACTTTTGAGCTTCGGTAACTGGCTCGAATAAGCTCTGCGAAACCATCACCATGGGTAAATTTTGATGTGATCAAAAACTGCCAAGCATCTGAGCTGGTCATGTCGATATTGGCGCGACAGTTAAACAGCCAGTTGTAGTCGTGATCGATAGGTTGATGCGCATCCCCATTTCTTTCATGCACATTAAAAGGCAGTACTTTAATGCTGCTACCAATGAGTTCGATACAGCGGTAAACCGTCGTTACCTTTAAGGCCGTCGTCTCAGTCACCGGCTCACCGGACGCTGTCACTCCGACGCCCAACATATCAACCAGCTCGTTAATGCTCATAGCTTGAGGATCAAGTGACGTTTCCGCTTCAGGGCTCTTGTCGGTCACCTCTTTATCCGGCGCACCAAAAAAGAATCGGGCTATCTTCCCCATCTACACGTCCTCCAAGTTGTACACTTGTGGCGTGGTTACACCTTCAGGGTTTTGCGCCATAATTGATGCGGCATCAAATAACGCCATGAGTGGGTCAATTTTTGCGGGGCCAGATTCTTGCTTGGTGATCATGACGGCATTACCAACAGGTCTTGTTCGGGCGTTCCCGACACACCACTTCATCATCATCGAGCCATCATGCTCGGCACTTTTGTCGGCCAGGCGTCGCTCAACAGTCTTAATCGCACTCATCATCTTCCAGCCCTGGGAGATACCGATGATTTTATCTTCATCAATTTGTGCATCGATAAGGGCTTCCACCAGCGATGCCAGGCCATGTTGATCAATCCCTATTTGAACAAGCAGACCGCTATCATCCACTTCACTAACCGTTGCAACGATGTCATCCATGTCATCGCCAATTTCTTTGACCAGTGTTAAATCCCCATCCTTCTCAAATCCCTTGAAGCGTGGCGCTTGGGCTTTACGTCGCTTCAGGACAATGGGATGCGCCCAGGCATGCGTCCAAAACATCCATCGTTGTGTTTCGGCATGGCGTCCAATCACGGCCAAACCATATAAGTCATCCAAACCGCCACCATCAATGCCAATTGAAATGGCATCTGACTCCTCAAGGATGCGTGCGAGTGTCACGTCCGTTGCGCAGTCAGACCAAAAATCAGCCCCAACCCACCGGTCATTACGCAGATTCATGTCGATTTCAATATTGAGGTGTTTAGCCAGGAAGCCGATGAGACTTTCATCCCCATCTTCTTGAGCTTTTGCCAACTCACGAATTAGAAAGGTTTCAGAAACGCTGAGTCCCATATTCGGGTTCGTTAACTTGAAATACTTCTGCTCGAGGTAGGATTTATCCTTAATCATGCTTTGGGGAAATTCGTAAAGCACAGGGAGAAAATAAGGGTCATTCGTCTTACCATCACGCACTTTCCGCGCGTACTCGAGCTTGGTTCTAAATACACCAGCCGGTGGTTTATCTGATTGCGTGGTGAGATAAATCACGAATCCTTCAGGCCGTGATGCTAAACCGCCAGTCGCTTCACGCAGCATGTTTTCAGCATTGGGCTTTGAGCCGAATAGCCAAAGCTCGTCCACCAGCACGACGGAGGCTTTCTTACCTGAAACAGAATCTGATTCAGCTGCCACCACCTTGAGAGTCGAGCCAGTTTCAATATCCGTAATCGTTCTGACGTGATCTTGTACTTTAAGAATGCGCTCAAGCTCAGGGTCCGCTTTTATCATGTCCCGAGCAGGTTGATAGGAGTTGTTGGCCACCTCGATAGTCGGCGCCAAAATCAAAAACTCGGCAGACGCCCGCGTATTAAGAATCAACAGAGTCAGCATGATGCCGGCTGCAGTCGATGATTTAGAATTCTTCTTGGAGATAAGCAGCAAGATCTCTTTGATGATCTGCTCTTCTGCTTCAATGTCATAAGAGCCAAAGATGGCATCACAGAACTGGCGTAACCATGGCAGGTGAGACTCACCAATCGTTGGCTGTCTCAAGGCATCAACAACCTTCAATTCCTTCAAAATTTCCCAGGCTTCATCAGCAAGGGACTGGTTATACGTCTCAAAGGGAATAATGCTTTCACCTGCAAGGATCCTTTTTTCCCAATCCAGGTTGGCTGTAGACTGCAGTGGCATCATCACTTAACACTCCGTAATCCAGACTTTCTGAACTTGCCCGTTTTGCCAGCTCTCGCCGCATCTTCTTTCTCAAATTCTTTCTTGGTTTTGGTCTTTTTCGACGGTGGCCGTTGGTCAACCTCATCATAAAAAGGCATGGTCTTCAGGAACGTGGTCATGACCGGTGCCCCTTTACCAATGGCGAATAAATGCATTATTTTTGCATCGAAAGTGAGCTTACAATTCACTTTTGTGAGCCCAATTGCAGTCATATCTTTCACCTTTACACCTAGCCAATTGGCTATTTTTGCCGAGGTATAACCCGCAACAAAAAGGTATTCGGCGCGAAGATAATCTTTTTCAGAAACAGCGACTTCACCGATCATAATGACTTTTACTTCTGGCTCATCGCCGTCATTATTTTCGTGAGTCTTGCCATTTTTATCGTGATTATTCATACGACCCCCATTACCTGTGCTTTTTTTTCTCTACGTGAGAGCAAGGTGAGGTTACCGACCAAACCCGTACCACTATGACAGCCCCCCCTTGCCTATCCACACGCATCGTGCGGGGTTATCTGGAGACAAAAGCTATACAGCCGAGCATGGCATCACTGACTTATTGCACCTCTCAGTCGCGCTTACCGTCACGATTACGCAAGGTGTTCTCAGTTGTCGTTTTGAATTGGTGACAAAGAAAACATAACGGTTGTAAGTTTGACTTCTCATCAGTACCACCCAAGTGAAGCGGAATAATATGGTCAACCTCCATTGCTTGCTGTGTGATCCCTGCAGCTAGACATAACCTGCACAGTGGTTCATCCGTTAATACCGCCTTGCGTATCCGTTGCCATTTACCACCATAAGTACGGGCTGTCGCTGAACGGTTCCCATTCTTTCGTGTGACTGAAGGATCTAGCGTCTTCGTGATCCTCGGCTTAAGCGTTTTCATTATTACCCCTTAGTTGCATTAATCGCAATCACTACCTTATCAGATGCATAAAATGCAACACTGAGAAACAAAAAAGCCCAGCGTTTAGCTGGGCAAGTGGCCGAAGAGAACGCATGCCTGCACACTATCGTCGATAAGCTTCTTTCGGGCTCTCACATAAGGCGGGAATGATTAACGATAGATATCGAATAATGCACATATATGAAATGTAACTTTTCACGTCACTATTGTACGACGTTTTATACATCTGTGTTATTTTTGTGGATAATTGAACACAAAAAAGCAAAGACCCAGTAACAATCAAGTTTCATATAAACATCATAAACCAAACATATCGAGAGATATGAGTATGCATTTCAAGCTAGGGCTGATTAAACATAAGGAATATGAAATGGCTAAATTAATCCTGATTGGATTCATCTTTGCGTTAGCAGGTTGTGCGGGGGGACACGGTGATTCCTCTCCTGCCAAACAACCGACCAATGATGATGAACCCTATCATGGTCACTACGAATCAGGTGGCGGATTAGACGTTGATGTACATCAAGAGGGGGAAGCTCAAGGGATCAGTGTCGAACAAACGTTTTAACAGGGAGCAAATAATGAAGCACTTCTTTATAGATAGGGACCTTAGCTTTCGTGTACTTGCTGGTGATTCAGCATTAAAGGAGCTCTCACGCCTTAAACATGGTTACCGAGCCGTCTACACTCGATGCCCAATGAACTACAGGGACCAGACTTTTATCGTCTTTGTAGACTCTGAGGTTTTTGTAACAGATGCTTATGCCACGTTCACTGAAATGATGAATACCGCAATACCTCCCCCTCCAAGCTTCCGACTTTCCATTAAAAAAATAACGAGGAAGAAATAATAACTATAAGAAATATTTGAGAAATGCATGGGAGACTTAACGGTCAGCATTCAGGATAAAATTAATAGGGTCACATTATGATTTTAGATATGAATTCGAGGGTTACCTCCTTTAAGAAGACAGCTGTCTTTTTAGATGCTGTTTTCACGATTACTTTAACGTTAATCACTATTGGAGCTATTGCAATTATCATTTTAAATCCAGCGAATAGTCACACCACCACTAAAATTGATGTCGCTATCGCTCTGCTAATTTCGTTTTCAGCATATGTAATAAAAGTTCTAGCTTTTGGGATCTCATATTCGCTAATAGAAATGACTGAAAACTTAGCATATCTAGCCGACAGAGAAACAGAACGTGAGAGCCGTGAGATAAATAAAAGGGATGGCTAACTTTATTGCAACACAGTGGGAAGTCACAGATACGGGGTAAACACTACCTTTGTTACTAATTACTCCAAACGCTCATATGACTATCCCTGTTATTTAAATAATACTAACGTGGAGATTACGTCGTGAAAAAATCAATTATTATTGCTATCACTATAGTGACGAGCTTAATTAGCTCATATTCATATGCTGGTAGTTTTCGTGTAGAGGGCGGTATTGGATCATCAATTTCAGATATTGATGATTATACAAGTGACTCATCAACCGGTTGGACTGCAGGTGTCGGGTATGATTTTAACCGTATTGTTGGAATGAGCCTACGTTATACAAAAAATGACGATAACTTCAACAAGGAATATAAGGTTGATACCAAATCTGTTCTAGCCGCGATCGATATTGGTTATGAGTTCAAACCAAATAAGACCTTCAGTATCAAGCCATATGCCCTATTGGGTCTAGAACATATGGATGTAGACTTTACACAATATTTCAACCGCTATCTTGGAAATATAGACCTAGTCAGATCAGAAACAAAATCAGAGACTCAAAACGTTTTCGCACTGGGCGGCGGTGTTCGCATGGCATTCAATGATGAAGTCACCCTTTCAGTAGGTACCAGAGTTAGTCGCATCACTGAATTCGAAAGAGATATTGATGTAGTTCAATCTGAGCTGATGATTGGTTACAAGTTCTAATATAAAAACTCAAAAAATAATAAAAGGTCGCTGTCAATGCGGCCTCCTTATTGCGCGAAGGCATTTATTTAAAGGTTACAATGTGTTAACACACAATAAACTAAGTGCGACTAATGCCACCAGCAAAGGAAGTTGCACTATGACTAATTCTATCCATTCATTCCGTAATTTCTATCTTGCATGTGAAAAGTTAAGTAAATTAAGAGATTATTTATAATGGCTACTCAATCAAACTGTAGATAATAGCCAACCTAACCTTTAACTGTGGACAAATATTTAGGTTTCCCAAAGTGTAAAAGGTATAAAAGGAAAACGCCTATACAAAAAGTTATTGTGTAGGCGGAAGAGAGAAACAATGCTTTTCTTTTATCAGAAAAAACCAGATCTAAGTCTAGGGTTACCTTTCCCATAAAATGTTTCTACTTCAATTTTATTCGATAATGTTTCTGGTATATCAATATTTTCGATAATAATGAATTGGGCTAAATCACTAATTTTACTTAAGTAATCAAGAAAATTGTAACGTACTGATGTTTGCTTCAGGGCTAGCTCATCTTCAGCTAACTCCCCCATCTTATGCTTTACAGGGTCGCGATAAGTTACTAAAGGTGAATCTAGAATTAAAATACCAGGATGAAATAACTTTTTCTCTTTACAATAAAGTAACAAAGCAATTTTGAATATTGAATGAAGAATTGCTTTAACCCCTTTACCGTTACTATCTCTTGGGTTTCCATCAATAATTACATCATAAGTATCAAAGTCAAATTCCACACCGTGCAGCCCTGGGAACTTAATTTCGTCTAATATATCTTGATATATACGACAGAAGTCTTTTATATGAGAGGACTCAGGTAAAAACATTTCTTTATCATAAGGCTTAGGTGCTTTCTGTAATTCTGACTCTTGCAGCTGAGTTTTATATTTGAAAATCTTATCTCGAATATATAAATCTTTACGAATTGCACTTAAAACCCCCCTCAATCCAGACAAATTCTTATCACCGACTTTAATAATAGGCGCTCTTCTTTTTGATTCATTATCTAAATACGTTAATTTAACATTAAGATCATTTACATGCTGTTCGAAAACTTTTTTCTTTTGATTTGTTGTTTCAATTGCAAATGATAACTCATCTTTTTTTACACGGATTTTTTCTATCTCTGCAATAGAAGCTATTGCAAGATCATCTATTAATTTTATCTCTCTACATACGCTTTCAGAGCTATTACCACATACACCACATTCACCATTATGCCCAACGGTAAGTAAAAATGCAGCTTCTTCTTGAGAACTCAGTCGATCAATATCTTTCACATAAAGATCCTGCAATTTGTTAAAATTAATTTCGTTAACTGTTAAATTTCTAACACGGAAATTAGCACTTTCTAATTCTTTTGAAATTGTTTTTTTATTGTTAACTACTTCTAATAGTGATTCTTCTGCAGATGAAATATTTTCAGATTCCTCATCTATTGCTCTTTGTAACTTATCACATCGTTCCTCAAGACTTATTAATTCTTCATCAGGGAAAGCTAAATCAAATTCTAAATCCGTGATACAGTTTTCTAATACAGATGTCTTCCCTTTTTTTTCACTTGTAAATGCACCACGACTGACTAACGTTTTAATTTTAGAATCATCTTCACCTGTCAATAAAAATTTAAATATACTTTGGTACTTCGTATCCTCTGTATAAACTGGTGTTAGTATAGGTGATATATCATCGATTATACTTTTTTCATCAGACCTTATTGAGCGAGATAGTGTTCGTATCGTTAAAGATTCTTTTTTTGCACTTCTATTTGTCGATAGAATGACATTACTAACTCCTAATTCACTCAAATAAAAGCTATTGATCGTTTTTATCTTTTTCGTTTCGTTACCAACTTTAAAAAATGAATAGAAGTTGACGTCAAAATCATGTTCGAAACCATTGTAAACTTCATAAACATCATGATTAAACTTCCTTTTTATAGAAAAAGGCTTGTCATTAAGATACATTTTAATTATACATTCAGTATAACCATGAGCTTCTTTAATAAGCTTTAAGTTTTCTTTTCCGAGCATATAATCAATCAAAGAAAGCAGAAAACTCTTGCCTGTATTAGAAGCTCCATTAACAATCTTTATCTCTTTATCAAATGAAATTCTCGCAGCTTTCTTGTTCTCACCATATACAGATATTTCAAATATCTTAAGCCCTTTATTTTTAGTCACGAGTAAACCACCTGCTTTAATAACTCATCAATGCGATGAAACGAGTTAGTATTAATTTCTTTCGATAGCCACAAAGCTACTATTTGTAACTCTTTTGAATATGTAGTAACCATCAATTTTAGATAAGGTTTTGTTTTTTCGGTTGTGTAATAAACAGCCCCCTCTTGGGATAAAATCACACTAACTAAACCAAAACGCCTCATTAACTCTAAGCCTTGACGTATACTTTCTCGCCGAGTAACTAATTCACCTTTACGATTTGGCAATTTTGAGTGAAGGCTTTTCGGCCCACTGAAATCATTCGAGTTAACAAGGACATAATCAGTTTTTATTAACGATTCAAAATCTAATCCTTTAGGAGACAAAGCATTTAGAATGCACAAAATACGGACCCCCGCTTCTAAATAAGAGTTAAATATCCTGCGATCACTTACAGTTATTTTTTCATCCATGACCTTATCTTCCCTTCATTAATAAAGTGATGGCAATATCCTTGCTTAACATCTATTTTAGCATGAATCGATAATTTACCTGAAGGTTGTAAACTTGCAGCTTGCTCTAAAACTGAACACATACGCTCATAACCATCTTGATAACGTTTCCGGTGTGTAGGGGTAACGCCTTTATACACTTCATCTTCAAAAGTATTCAATACTTCATCAGTTGTACTATCTCTATAAAAACACTTAAATACTTCAGCACTATAAAAGCGCTCTCTTTGTTCAATGAAATCTTCAGAAAAATCTAAATTTAATTTTAGATCATCAATTGATGTATACACTTCGCTTTCACAATCACCATATGCATCAAGAATTTTAGATATATATACAGACTCTGAGTCTTTAATATCTATTGGGACTTCATATTTTGGTGGTGATTGCAGCTCTCCTCCAAACTCCTCAACCAATGCTGATTTAAATTTACTGTCACTAACAATTACATCAATATCAATAACTTTAATATTACAAAAATCATACTTTTCAATGAAGATTTTTAGCTCTGGCGTTAAGCAAATAGGAGTCGTTGATATTTTCTTTTTACAATATTTATCCCACTTTTCAATTAACTCTTTTTTAAAATAACTTGGATTATCAATCAGCTCATCCAATGTACTATTAACTCCTCTTGGGGCAACAAAGAAGTAATTTTTTGGAGCTGTAAAACGGCCATCGAAAGCGAAATATAAAACCTTACCAACTTCAACAATACCGGAACCATGTTGTAGTGGCTGCCCATACTGTTTACATTGATAGTTATCCCATTCACCTTCATGACGTCTATTCGAATAAAAGCCTACGACATCCCTTCCTCGATCACCTTTTGAACCGTAGCGCTTAACAGACTCATAATTATCCACCTGTTTATCTACCCAGCGACGTACCAATATCTCAAGCTCAGTCGCATCAAGAGATAATATTGCGCGTCTATAGTTTCTGTCTAACACTGACCATAGCCCTCTGGTTGGTTAATTTATAACGCCACGCGATATATTTTTCTCTCTAATTATCTAAGTAGTCGTAATCTAAATAGTAACTTTTAACACCTGTATGTACCTTATGATCTAAAATCATTGCTGCCACATGAAATGAACCTCATCAATTTCCACACATTTCTAGCAGCTCAACGAAAAAGGGCTGATGTTTATTTGAAACATCTTTTTTAGCACTGTTAGACATTATTTTTACAGTGATTACCCATCTTGCATTTGATCGTTAACTGTAATTACAAAAGACTCATCGAAAAGATTAAGCCATTGCGTGGATCTGCCTTGCTCATGACGAGCCCAGCTTTTCTATCGCGCTCTCACAGAACACCTTGCATTTTCATCGCGGGAATTCGCCAAGCTTCATTTTGATTAACTCAAGTAGGCGATTAGGTAGTTCATGTAATTTTACTTTTCAGGGTCACGCGCGCCCCCCACTCGTCATAGTGGATTACTTCAGGGTTTACCTTGAGTTGCTCTTATCCAAGCGTCTTAAATCGATATTTATTTGTACCAAAAATATTTGGTACAAATTTGGTACAAATGGACTTTAAATGCAAGTGAAACCTGTTCAATATGCGCGAGGATACAAAAAATGATAAGAGCACTTTGAATTAAGTTAAGTGATTGTATGTAAATAAGTTATTTATAATAACCAATTGATATAGAAGATGATGAAAAGTCATTAAGTTGATACGTGCAATCCACCAAAAATTAATGGGAAGAAGCTTGTTAAAATAATGATAGCACTACTTATTTTAATTAAACGGTTCAAGCCAAGTTTGATTGATATATCTTACTTCACCCTATATAGCCCAAACGATACCCTGTCCCATTCCAAAGTAGAAACTGATAATCCACTTCACTGGCTCACCTCTTCCTACCGAATACTTCTACAATCAACGGCCTTAAGTTCGTTATCGTCCTCTCTCCAAATAAGAATCCAAGAACCAACAGATTAATCACAATTAAAGCTGATTGCTGTTGTTCGGTATATATTGGCGCCTTCGTGAACCATTCAAAATCAATGTACATAACAAAGAAGCCCCACATAGGTCGCTGCAAACCACGAAGAAATAGAACTATCCGCCCCACAATTGGCAGTTGCTTCAGATCGCTTGCCGTTCCCTCTTGTTCAGCAATACGCTGATTAAGGGTTTTCTCAGCATCCGCAGCAGCTTCAAGAATAGCTATCTGTTTCTTAAATTCCATTTCATCAATTTTCCGCTGCAGCTCTGCTTTTTTTTCTGGGGACATATCCGGTGGAAAGTAATCCGTTATCAACTCCTTTACCGCGCCAAATAATGAACCGCCAACAACATCCGTGATTTTTGTTAATAGGCTCATATCTCATCTCCCAAAAAATTTTTAATTCCTAAGGCGTACGCTTTAGCCAGGTCATCAAATTTTTCTTGTGCTAACTCAAGCGAACTATCACTATCAATAAAGAACGGCTCGACGATTACACATGGCATTGAGGTTTTCTGAAGGAGTAAGCCACCACGGTCGCCAGCTTTACCTTTATAAGATGCTACGCAAGGTTTAAGACCGCGATCTTTTAAGCCGAGGCATTGAACCACTTCTTTCTGTATTGCTGAGGCAAGAAGAATACCTTTGGCACTGTTCTTATAGTAAAGCGTCTCAGAGCCATTCGATTTATCATTGAAGGCATTACAGTGGAAGGATACCGCTAAATCAGCACCTGTTTGATTCACCTTCTTTGGCAATTTAGAGTAAGAACAATCCCGATAAACAATAATCGGATCGAATCCATACAGCATCAGCTTTTCAGCAACACAATGAGCAAGCGGCCCATTAAATTGAAACTCATTGATACCATGAATTTTGTTTGCTGCTCCGCCACTTTTCGCTGAGTGGCCAATAATTAAAGCAATAGTCTTCATTACATGCTCCAAAGTTCATGAGATTAATCCATGACCCACATTTATGGTTTTGTGGCATTGTCATAGAGCCATTCGGCCTTCTCCCTGGATACAGCAGTATCAATTTCAATTTTATGCAGTGTTGTTGCGATGTCTTTAGTGTTTAACTCGAGCTGGTGGATGTGCTCAGCGTTAACTTTAATCTGGCGGCTATTCTCTCCATCGTGAAATGATGAATATGACACGCTACCAAGAAGTGCTACACCAGCGCTGATGGCCCCGACTAAAACGGTTACTCCTGCATGAATAGTCATGATCTACCCCTGTATGTATACACAGTAAAAATAACAGCAAAGATAAATCACTACAAGAAGGTGGCTGTGGTTTTGTGGAAAGGAATTAATCATTGTTGAAGATTAGGCGGGCATTAATCAAAGAAAAAAGCTCACCTATAATTAGCGAAATTGAATTTAACTATTTAATGCATTGCTCAATAATCTGGGCAACGATAATTTGATTGTTTTTTATGTGGTTAATGTACGTACCAATCGTTTCAACATCGACGTAATCTATCAGCAATCCCTCAAGTACCAATATCTCCAACACTTCTAGCATTGCTACTGATGAACTCAGCATCTCATCAACATTTCTTATGTTATGTTCCGGCATGATACAGCCTCTCCATAATATTAAACGTTGTTTGATTATGCCCAACAAAACAATCAGAACCACCAGCACTGATAGTTTTCGTCATCTTTAAGACTATGACGTACGCTTTAGGGCACATAAGGCTTAAAGTGATCACAATTACTCAAAACCATATATGGACAAATGTTTTAGCGAAGTAGCTAATTTAGCAAAAAATGAATTAACTGAAGTATGGTAAAATCCACTTAGGTGAATATCCAGTATTACTGGAGCAGATCACTAATAAGGCAATAGCCCTATTAGTGATAAGTCTAAGGACTAGTTAACTAAGAGCATTTAGCTCCTTAGGTCGAACATAACTTTTAATTGACTCATCTAGTTGTAATAATAGTCCCAGCAATTCATACGCTAAATTTTCGTCGAATTCCTCATCACGATTTTCTTCATGAGTGCCTTTATTCAGCAGATTCCAATTAACTTGATGCTTCTTACTTTTGTCTTTTATGGCTTCTAGTGCGCTCTTAGAAGGCACAAACGATAGAACACCAGGTTTCTTTTCTATGGTATTAAGCAATGCAATTAGACCATCTACTAAGGAATACAAATCTGGACTTCGACCTGGAGCAAATAGCTTAACTGAAACTGGCGAACTGAATCCTTCGTTACTAAGTTTGCGCCACAATCGGTCAGTAAGATCCTCAAGAGCTCTCCTACATTCCATTAAGCCATCTTTAGTTTTACTTGCATCTAAACTATGCTGCGCTTTCTCCAAATACTGTCTGTTTTGGTCTTCTGAAATAACAATGTCTCTCCCATTTTTATTTCTCACCAAATCATAACGCTTGAGTACCTTGGATAAATTCTTGTTTGGAAGTTGATTTTCTAAACGCTTTACAAAATCCTCGCCGTGAGTGGTAACTATTATTTGTTTTTCTTTGTATTTGTTCGTCTCGAAGATCTCATTGATAACCCCAGTTCTATGTTCGTCATCAATAGCGTTAACTACATCATCAAAAATAAATATACTCTGTTCGTCTTTTATCGACTTGGCCAACAATATAGATAAACCTAAACATCTTAAGTGCCCTTCACTTAACACTCTAAGTGCGTTTTCATTCTGACCATCTATAAACTGTACCATTATATTTTCGGAAGGATTTTTCGGTAATCTGAGATCAATCAAAATTTCATGGGGGTACGGATGTTTGTTTATGTTGTTATATATATCCATTGATGCATCCGATAACTCGCCAGCGATAATGCCCGGCAAATTATTTGAATAGTCCCGCAACTTGCTAATAAGCTGGTCATAAGCGATTGCGTAATGTCCAATCATGTCTATTCTTTTAGATTCATCCGAAGCCTCCAATATTAGATTTTTATTTCGAACATCAAAAGTATCTATCTTGTTTTTTTCTTGTTTTATAACTCTATTTGACTCTTGGTAAAGTTCATTTATAGTTTTTGCTTCAGTGTAATCCAAACCGTGTTTTTTTATTAGATTATTAAGTTCTTCAATCTCTTTTATTAAAGGGGTGTTTTCTTTATTCTCCTTTTCATATTTAGATAAAGTACCTTTTAACTTAGTGTCTACATTACCAATTGCAGTTAGAAAGTTATTGTAATTCAAATCGGTTTCTATTTCGTATTTCTGTAATTTGCTTACAAATATCAATATGCCGTTTTCGATAGCCGACTTCATTTCCTTAAAGTCAGTCTGTTTTCTAGCTATGTTTTCAAGCTCTATAAGTTTAGTCTTTGCTTTATCGAATGGATTCTTAGCTACCTTATCTAAAGGAGTATCACAAGAGGGGCAACAAGTTGATCCCTGTTTCAAAGCCGATATTGCTTTGTATAAATCAAGAAAATTTATTTCATTAACAGATTGGCTAAGTTCTTTTCCCATCAATATACATTGGTTATGCTTAATTCTAAGTTGCTTTACATCCACTATTAACCCATTAAGTGGGCTCAGATCTCTTATGATTACCTTTTTATATTTGGATAGTTTGTTATTCAGATTATCCATAAAGACCGAGTCGGGTTTTAGTTGTTGAATGACATCAGAGACTAAACTCAATTTTGGATACTTTGCCATTAGTTTGTTTTTTCTTAACTCAAACCCCTTAATTTGTTCTTTACTGTTCTTTATTATTGCTTTTGAGGAATCAACCTTTTTCCTTTCAATAACCAGCTCTTGGTTTTTTACCGGATTAATGACTAAAGAGTTTTTAATAGACGTACTAAAGCCTGTGCAAAATTTGTTAAATTCGTCAAGTCCAAATAGTAGTGATAGTCGAGATTGCTTTTCACTATTTGTATATGATGATACACGTGCAAAACCTTCGATTCTGTTTCTTTCAATAAACATGAATTCGTTTTCAGGCGATGCTATTGATTCGGATACAGTTCCATCAGAGTATTCAACTAAAAGACTAACGTTTGTATTGAGTTCCTTTATATTTCTTGTATATACACCGTCGTCAAATCGCTTTGATTTTGCTTCATGTATCTTGCCTGTTAACTTGTATTCTAACGCTTCACAGATACTAGACTTACCAGTACCATTTGGGCCATAAATAAAACTATACTGCTTACTTAAGTCAAAATCTTTACACTCAGTAAAACCACGAAATCCTTTAATGGAAAGCTTATTCAAACGAGTTATTTTTTTCTTATTTTTCGAGATTTCTTTACGAAGTGATGTAAAAGGCACCATTGGCGTATTTAATATCAAACTTGATATGTATTTCCCTCTGGAGCCAGCAGCGACACCTTTACTTGAAACTGTATCGAAATTGGTAAATATTAGATTCGCGATTTCTTTCTCTTTTGTGGAAAAACTACATAGACTCGATTCTAGAAAATTCAAATATTCGTTTTTTGTCTCAGACATAATACACCCCTTTATGCATATGAGCGTAACTATACACCTCCGCGGTTATAAATAATTGAGGTGTGTTACATTTCAAGTTCTTAGGTCAGAGAATAATATTGAATCAGGCAATTACCCTCGTGTGAGAGCGAGGGGCACAGTTTAAGCGTATGAAAATTTCAGAAAGTGAGAAGTAGCAGTTTATCCAACTATTCGAATAACTTTTGATAGGGAAAAATCTCATTAACAGGATATGAATGAACCCTAACTCTAAGTAGCAATGGGGCATAGCTCGCTGGTCGAAATCGCTGCTAACTCAAAAATCCGCATAACCCCCCTCACACAGCCAAGTTACTTTTTCTCTTAACTAGATGACTAAGCTATGGTTTTGATTTGTTAACCATCAAATCATTCCGAAACCGAATCAATATCATGATCAACATCATATGCATTGATGTTTGCAATAAACTTTCAGACACATAATGTATTATTTACTGTACATAACGAGCTAAAATAGCAGGCAGTAAACGTTAAGGAGCTTAGTGTGGTGTTTTACCCTACTAAATCGGCTATTTAACGTAATAGGTATTTACAAACCAGAGTATTGTGTTTGTTGTTACGATTAAATGCTTGATGTAACGATGAGATATACGATCTTAGGTCGTTGAATACAATGTTAGAGCTATCCATAGTAATAAAGGTAAGTTATGTGTCGAAAATTATATAAATATGTTGGTCCAGATATCCTAGATATTGCATTTAGTGAGCCTGATTATTGTGGCTTTAAGTTTTCATATCCGAAAGATTACAATGATCCATACGAGCTATTTCTAACCATTGATTATGAAGATAACTCAGATGTAGTTGCGTTTTACAATGAGATCGTTCAAGAAATTCCTCAGTATCCAACTACATGTTTTTCTAAATCACCAATAGTTACACCTATGTGGGCTCATTACGCGCATAACTCTAAGGGTTTTATTATTGAAGTTGATGAGGAAAAATTAGAGTCATATGTTGAAGGTGTAAGAATTGATGACGTTGTGTATCAAGATACCCCGCGTGAAAAACTTAAAGGAACATTACAAATGGCAATGTTCCGTGGCAAACCTAGAGATATAATGTTTTTGCGTAATGGCGTTTGTAATGCAGCTTACTTTACTAAAAAGGAGTGCTGGAGTTATGAGTTAGAGCGTCGAGTAGTTGTTTCAGATAGTGATGTAAAAGATGTTGCTGGGAATATGATTCTACATATACCAATTGACTGCATCACTGCAATAATCGCAGGGCCACGAACTAAACCTGAATTCCTTGTTAAAGGTGAAAAATGGAGTAATGAGATCGACGCTGATTTCTTCCTTGCGAAAGTGGGCAAAAGTGTTTCAGAGCCATATTTCTTAAATCTTCAAAATGAAACATTCCGTTTCGATGGTGTCTCTATAGCTCAATCGGTGTCAGCATGTGCAAATTGTTATGAGCCGACAGAGCAATTCCAAGAAGAGTGCTCATGGTGTTCTATTAGCGAGCATCAAGAGCATATTGCAGCCGCTAATAATCCTCTGCGAGCCTTAGCGGATATAGGTGCTTTAGATTCATATGTTGAGCGTTTTAATGCTGTTGGGCGTAAATAGCCCTAACAAATCCATCAATACGACCACCAACACTCGGCATTCTAGGTCTGAATTGGCTGTGATGTTTTCGGTGGGCTATCAACATTAGCGTAATACGTTGTGGCGTATTATGGCGGGCGTTATACCTATGAAGGGGAAAAAAATTGAGTGAATATTTTGAGATTGCCTACGCTGCAGTATCAAATAGGTTGTGTCTGTTTACAGGGACGGGCTTTTCAAAATCAGTAACGGATAGTCAAGCCCCGAGCTGGCAAGGACTTTTAGAATCAGTTTGTGATGAAGTAGCTCAAGGTATTTCATTAAAAGCGAGCTTATTTCCATCTAATGGAAAAAACCCGTTAAGCCTTGAAGAAGCTGCGCAAGTTATTTCAATTGAATTAATGAAAGAAGATAAAAGTATCCATAATGAAATAGCTAAATTAATTAAGCCAATTGATCTTCATGGTGATAACAGTCCAATTTCTGATTTTTTATCATCAAGAAGCTTGAGAGTGGTTACTACAAATTATGATAAACTTGTTGAAAAGTTATCAGGAGAATCTGATTGCCATTCTTTAACTCCTGGTCTACCAATACCACGTTCACCATCAAGGATAAAAGTTTATCATGTTCACGGCTCTGTAGACTCACCTGATAATATGGTGGTCACATCAGATGATTACTTTAAATTTATAAATGGTACGTCTTACTTTTCAAGGAAGTTGAGCACTGTACTTCATGAAAATACAGTCGTGATCCTAGGTTACTCTTTAGGTGATACAAATTTAAAAGCAATCATTAGTGACTATAAAGGCTTTTCTCGTAGCCATGTGATTGGATCAAACATTTTCTTAGTATCTCGTTCTTCTGTTGATCAGCCTGTAAAAGATTATTACTCCCATTGTTATGGGATAAGAGTTATCGATGACACTAGTGTTCATGATTTCTTCACTCAATTAAATAATACAATCCCTAATGCAGAAAAATGCGCAGAATCCTCACTAGATAATATAAGGAAAGTTGTTTTCAAAAATGCTTATTTCACAAAAGATTTTTTGCGTATTGAAAATAATTTTTATGAAATTATTTCTTCAATAGCTGCTATTGGAGTAAGTATTGACGATCCTCGAGTAGTGAGAGCTTTGGGGCAAATTATAGAGAAAAAAATTGAGTTGACCGGTGAAAATTGTGCATGGGAACAGTATGAGCATTTAGCTCGATGGTTGATTTATCTAGCTAGTATCCTTGAACTTAAGGGGACGTCAATTGAAGACGTTTATCTTAAAGCAACGCTTACTTCAATGACCACTATGAGAAAAGAACTTTATACAGGGTATTCATGGCATGCTTATAAATCTTGGAGTTATCGTTGGTCAGGTATCATTGCCTCGAATAGATCTTTGATAAAAAAATATATCGAGGAAAAAAGTTCGTGGCCTGATGCACTATCTGTCGTGCGAAATGGCTAACTGCCCCGAAAACTTATCGGTATACAAAGCAATCAAGGTGACCTATTACACTCGGCAGTTTTGGTACGAAGTTCTGTGCGCTTTGCTGGTTCATTGCGGGGCACCTTATTGCAGGCGTTATGTTTATGAGGTTTGAATATCGAATGGATAAGAAGGATAGTCTTGCGAAGTTAAGTGAAGAGAAAGCTAAGAAAACAATTGAAAGGCTATATTCCAATCCAAAGAATTGGAGAAGAAAAGAGTTTAGAAAAGCTTACTTCTTACTTACTGGTCAGAAGCAGTTAATGTCAGAAGATACGGCCAAGAACGTTATTGAAAAATGGATCCGTGATGACTCCCGTAGTGAGAGAGTTGATTATGTTTCAGCTTTGCTGTTAATTACGGGCAAGTGGATATTACCAAAGGCTATAGCTACCAAAAGGATGTCGAGTCAAGTTAAGGCTAAGTACAGCCATGGAGATTTAGGTTCTTGCTCTAGCCCAATAGCTTACAAAAAATAAACATAACAAGGCCATTAAAACGACCACCAACGCTCGGCATTCTAGGTCTGAATTGGCTTTAGTGTTTTCGGTGGTTAAATCAACATCACCGTAATACGTTGTGGCGTATTATGGCTGGCGTTATGCCTAAATGTAAACTTTCACATAAATAATCTAAATATTAGGAGTTTTAGATGCCAATTTTTATTAGTTATTCGCATGAGAATAAAGAGTTTGTTGATAAGCTAGCAGTTCAACTTGTTCAGAATAATGTGAATATCTGGATGGATCGTTGGGAATTAAGCATCGGCGATTCAATTATCGACAAAGTGCAGGAAGCTGCTGACGGCGCAAGTGCTCTATTGGTTATTATGTCAAAAGCTTCAATTGCATCAGAATGGTGTAAAAAAGAATTATCAGCAGGTTTTCTTCGTGAACTTGAAGAAAAGCGGGTTGTTGTAATGCCTGTTCTTTTAGAAGACTGTGATATTCCTTTGTTTGCACGGGGTAAGTTATACGCTGATTTTAGAACTAACTTTGATGATGGTTTAAGAACTGTAGTTGAAGGTATAGCTAAAGTAACAAACCCTTTTTTATCTCGAAGTAATGCTCCTCAATACCATACCGATTGGTCAATTGATTGGGGAGATGTAAATGGTAACTTTGCAATTATTTTGAATTTTGTCGAGCAAGCGAAAAATCAACCGTTTACATGCTTAACAAACATAGAAGTTCTCGCATCTCCGTTTGCAACACAAAAATATCATCAGAACTGTATCGATCATAACGAGGAATATGCTCGTAGTTATATCATTGGTATTATAAATGAGCACTTTTCAAAAAGTGAAGATTATCGTCCAAGGTTAGTGTCTGAAAGAGAGCATATTGATCATATTGTTATACAAGGTAATTCACCTCAAGAAGTGTATAAATTAAGAATTGGTTCAAGACGTTTAGGTGAAGATACTGGAAGAGATATCTTGGTAAATACGGCTAGTTTAATTTCTCAAGCTTATAATCATATGACTGAAGTACTGCGTTCTGAAGGAACCAAGGCATAACAAATGCTTCAAGAGGGATTCGTAAACGCGTGCCATTTTCGCTTCGCTACAATTTTGGCACACGTGTACTCTCCCCTAAAGCGGGCGTTAAGTTTATAATTAATTCAGAGGTTGTATTAGAAAGTATATGAAACGTTGGTTTGGATTATTGATTTGTATAACGTGTACTCCTGTTGTCTTCTACGCATACAATTTTGGGGTAGGGTTTTGGCGTAATAATGAAGACTGGGCTTATCTTGGTACTTATTTGGGTGGCGTACTTGGTCCTGTTTTAACATTTGCCTCCGTGGTTTTACTATTACTTACATTAAGAGAAACTCGGTCAGCCAATAAAGCACAGTTGACGTTACTCCAAAAACAGCAGTTTGATAGCTCATTCTTTAATACAATGAATTCATTAAAATTGGCTCTTGATGGTGCGAAGTACGGTCGTCCAATTCGAGTTAATGAGCTATATGATAATTTTTTCTCCGAGGCGAACATTTGGGTGAACGAACACTTTGAAATTCATAAGCATACTGATCTGAATGAGGATGCTTGGGAAACAGCAAAAACTTATATTCGTAGACATCAGAATATTTTTGAATCGGAAGCTGCTCTGCTTATTCCTGTCCTTCTAAATCTACGAGATTTGTCTGCTGATGAGAAAGAGGATTATGTGATGCTGATGAAAGGGTTAATCGACAATGACAAGAGATTTTGGTTAGAAGTTTACGCATTAGTATGGTCTCCTGAACTAAATTATGCGCTCAATACTTTCATATTCTCCACATTACCAATACATATTCAGAGCAGAATAACAGAGCTCGAAGGTTAGAAAACAAACTATAAAGCCATCAATACGACCACCATCATTTCCTCGCATACTTGGCAGACATTGTTTTTCTTGTAGATGGATTATCTAAAACAACACTACTGAGGAAGTCGCCAACATGCCCGTTGATAAGTTCAAGGTACGCAGTTCCTGTACCGCCATGTCGGTTGTATCGAACAATGGCTTCCATCAATTCAGGTGGGTTTGGTGAGTCAGCGTGGTATACCGAATCTCGGTAAAGGCCAATCCAGATATCGCAGTCTTGCTCAATCTGACCGGTATCTCGAGAGTCAGAAGGTAATGGCCTTTTGTCTGTTCGTTCTTCCAGTTTACGGTTAAGCTGGGTAACTAGAAACACAACGCAATTTAACTCCTTGGCCAGCTGCTTGAGCCGCTTAGTAATATCGCCGTAAGCTAAGTCATTACGCTCGGCCTTCTCGGTAGTCATCAGTGTTAAGTAGTCGACCATAATTGCAGCCAGTGGAACCTCACGGTGCAACCTGCGTGATTCAGCCTCTATATATGTAATCGTGACGCTGGGTGAATCATCGATATAACACTTGGTATTGTTGTATTCGCTAATGGCTTGGCTGGCTTTGGCAAACTCAGTATCGAAGTTATACACATCCTCTGGGCTCTGATAGAACAAGCCAGAATCGATACGAGCTCGAGAAGAAACCATACGCTCATAAATTTGCTCTTTTGGCATTTCCAGTGAAAACGTTGCAATCCCCTTCCCTTCTTCGATCGCAACATATTCAGCAATTTTTAATGTGAATGCGGTTTTACCCATCTTAGGTCGCGCACCAATGGCCACCAGCGAACCAGGTAAGATGTTTTTCGGGGCTAAGATTTTATCAAGGTTAACCAATCCCGTTTTTAACCCGAGTGGCACCTCTCCGTTAAACCTCGCCTCTACACCTTCAAGCCATTCTTTGCCGATATCAGACATACGGGATAGACCACCAGCACTCACTCCAACAGCAGAGTTTCTGGCTCGCTCAAGAGACGAAATCACAAGGCCAAGGCGTTCAATCGGTGTCCCTTCCGATGGGTCAGACATCAACGCCAAACCTGACTCGAGTAAGCTCAAGGCTTCACGCTCGACAGCAGCATTTTTCACAATGGACACGTAAGCCATTACGTTACGGGATGATGGCGTGTTATTGACGAGCTCAACAAGGTACGACAGGTGGAAATCAATCTGGTTGCTACCAATGCCTAGCAGGTTACGTAATTCAGCCTCAACGGTAATTAAGTCAATACGAGAGCCTGTTTGAGCAACGTTGTTAATTGCTCGATAAATATCACGATGCATGGCCTCACCAAAACTACCTATTTTTAGCGAGTAGAATATTTTACTGACTGCAGGTGCTTTCGGGTCGCCAATTAAAAACAATGCTCCCAACACGGATTGCTCCGCAGCATTGGCTTGGGATTGATAATTGATATCCATGTCTAATCCTTAATCGATGTCACTTCATCGTAGGTTGATGGCCGTAATGCGTATTCTAAATTTGCTATCCAGCCACGATCATTCAGACCACGGTGGTGATCGGTGATGTAATTACTAAACCCCTGAACCAGGTAAACACACACCCACATGGTAATTCCCTTGGGCACCTTCCCTCGTTTTTTGCATTCGTTGCCATATTTCGTATAACCGACCTTGATGTGCTTCATGCACTTGTCGGTTATCTTCCGATGCTGTTTGAGATCCATTTCATTCCAAACAGCAAGAATTTCCTCCTCGTCGATTTTGCTAATCGACAAAGGGATCTTTTGATCTTTTCTTTCTTTCTTACATTCTTTGTTAGTCGTCACCCGCTCGTCGCTTACCTGTCTTTGGTCTGTCACTTGCCTGTCAGTTTGTCCGTCACCTTCATCAGAATCACCACTGTAACCAACTGTATTTTCGTCACTTTCGCCTGTCTCTTTGTCCGTCACCTTGTTCGACTCTGGACTGACGCCGTGTGACACTGATCTGTCACAAGTGCCTGTCTCTTGTCTGTCCCCTTGTCCGTCACCCTCTCCATGATTTATATCGTAAACCTTTGAATTAGTAATAGTTCCGACTGTCCCTTTGTTCGTCCCTTTGAAATCAGCCAACCCCCAATCTTGTAACTGTTTTTTAGCTGTTCGATATGCTCTTTCTGTTAACCCAAGGCCTCTAAAATCCCCCAAAAAACACTGACCCGCTTTCAAGCCATTCATAGGATGATCTGTTCTTCTTGCCCTATACGCCATGACCATCAGTAAGTGATTAGCATGCGGATGACCCAACAGAAACTCTGCTTCTTCAGTTCGCCTATATTTAATAAAACCAGCATCAGCCATGCTTACCTACTTAGCCTTTATGGCTGTCATATAAATGAGCTCGTAAGCCAACTTTGGATCACGAGATGCCAGCTCTTTAATCTGCTGTAGACCTAAGAAAATAGCGACATCAATAATCATTGAGTCATTGCAATCAAGTACATTCGCTAGGTCAGAGACCTGCTGTTTATCAAGAGTCGACATAACCAGCTCCTCAAGATTTATACTCACCAAAGATATCGGGACGTAACATCTCTTTTGGGTAGCCACAGACCTTCTCTATACGAACGGCCAAGCTTGCACTTGGCTGTGCTCCCATTTTCCCTATGTTTCTTAGATGAAATGCCGAAACGTTTAATTTTTTAGCTATCTCATCTCGATCCTGAATTGAAAATTCACGCCAAAATACTGGCCATTTATTGAATTCACTCATAAATAAAACCTAACTTAAAAAACGTTAACACAAAAACTAACCACTTTGACGTTAGTTGTCAACTTTCGAAAATTAGTCAAACTACTACTAACTCGTTTTTAGTTTGATCGTTGAGGTACTAATGGAATCGATTTATGACAATAGATGTAAGAATCTAAACAAGGTTAGAAAGGAATTTAGTACCAACAGGGATATGGCAACCAAATTCAATACAACAGAGCAGTCCATTGGGCAGTTACTCAATGGAAACAGGAAGATAGGTAATGCTTTTGCACGGCGAGTTGAATCGGAGATGGGATTGCCCACTAATAGCTTCGATCGAAGAAATATCGACATACCTAATGAAATAGAAGAAATTTCTAAAAAAATTGCCGAACTAATTGTCGAACTCGATGTTCCGCCAGAAAAAATCATCCAAATTATAAAAACTATTTACGCATCATCAGAAAAATAACTAACTAAAGATTAACTATTAAGATACTGATAACAATAAAATTAAGTGGTAACCACTAAAAAAAGCACATTTATTGTGCTTTTTTTTGTTGCATTAACTAACCATTTTGTAGTTAACTAACTTAAAATGAATTAGGTTAGGTGGCTTATTATGCAAGCGGAATTGAACTCAACCATCCGAAAACGCCGTGAACGTCGAGATGCCATTCTCGCAGGTATCGCGCTCTTTTTGCTTACTGCGTTCCTTACGCTTGCTGATTTGGACGCACTGCTGGTGGCCTTAATTCATGACACCCATTTTTAATTTGTCCTTCGTGGGACATGGCTAGTGCGTGAACGGCAAGCGTAACTAGCCATACTTTCTTCAAAATTAGTGAGGCGTGAACAATGAAACTCTTCTCATGTAAATTTATCACTCTCGAGTGTCACCCTGACCATGTGATGCTAGGTACTGAACAACAGATCACCGTGTTCGTTACGTGCAAGTATCAAAAAGAGGTTCGAGAGCTTGCAGAGAGAGAGTTGTCATTTTGGGATCGTGAACATCACCAGGACTACAAAGTATCTAAAATTGGTACCGCCACAACCAGCCAATATAAAAACTACCTATCGGAACGAGAACAAGCTGGTTATAAAAACTATACCGCACTGACTGAAATGGATGATCCCGTCTTGTTCTCTTACCTAGGGTTGGTACAAGACACGCTTTATCGTCTCGACAATGACTTCGCTGATACCTGCCCTATTGATATTCGCCAAGAGATGGCTGAAAAGCTGGAGTGTGCTTTCAATGAACATATCGACAACACGCCTGATTTTAATATCGATGCAACCAAACGCGAATTTCTTGAAATCGAATGGGATGATTATGAAGCCGTCCGGCAGACTCTGCTCAACCGACGCTGCTTGCGCGTTCTTCTCCGCGAAGTCGCCCACATCAATACCAAGGGCAACCAACCAGCACTCACAGAGCCTGCTAAACATAAACACACTGACCATCTTGATTATGGCCACTTTGCTGATATTAAGAAGCAACCTAGCCAATACACCACAGATGTCGCTGCAAATAAGATCCACTTTCTAATGGGTGGCAGTGTTGAAATGGATGACATCCGCATGATCGTCAGTTTTATCAAAGATTATCAAGTGCCATACATCATGTTCACAAAATAGAAGGTGTCGCATGGGAAAAGGATACATGACGAATGCTCAGATATGCCGTTACTTCTGTATTGAACGAACAACGTTATGGCGCTGGTGCCGCAGCGGTTACTTCCCGACACCTGATACCTACGGAACGTTAAAGCGTTGGAAGATAGAAACCGTTGAACAGTTTGAGCAAAACAACAAACGCCGCACTGATTCGAGGTGCTGATATGACCACCAGCAATCACATTGAAGGGACGAACATGCAACGATTTATCACTGATAGAAAAGCGCTGGCGCAACGTATTCGTGTAGCAAGAGAGTGCAGAGAGTTAACTCAAGTCAGAATGGCCAAATATTTAGGGCTTGCTCGTCAGACCTACCTGGATATTGAAACCGGCAAAACTGAACCGAAAGCGGGCACCCTACTCGCTATTGCTCAGATATTAAAAACGGATTATCGGTTTCTATTAACGGGTGAAAAATATAACGGTGGGATCCCGTTAACCGTCGATGATGTTAATCAATACTTCGCGAGGAATTGCGGGGATATACACCTGCAGGTAACCCTGAATTAACCCGACTTTGGTCAACAGATAAAAATACTCCATGAGGTGAGATATGAATAAGGACATAAAGGAAAGCGACCCACGTGTGATCATTACCCTCCCACAAAGCAAATGGGTAGGCGAAAACATCATTCAAGCCGTTTATGGACTCACGGCCGCGGCCATCATGAATTACCGGTTAAAAGCATGGCAACAAGGTGTCCACTATCGAAAAGTTGGCATTACAGGGGTACCATCAGGCAGCAAAGCAAAAATCCTCTACAACATCCATTCGATTAATGAGTGGATAGACGCTTATCCCCAAATGTAAGAGTAGGATTGATGAAGAAGCTACCTACCGGTGTCGAGATCCATTCAGGAAAGCTGAGGATCTGGTTCATGTTCAGAGGCAAGCGCTGCAGAGAAAGCTTATATTCTCCGCCAACGCCAAGAAACATCAAAATTGCCTTTGAGAAAAGAACCTCGGTTTGTCACGCGATCCGACTGGGTACTTTTGACTATCTGGAATGGTTTCCTCATTCAACCAATCACCAAGATATGGTCAACATCAACACGCTTACAGTAAAGGGGCTATTCGAGCGATGGTTAACGCTCAAAAGAATTGAAGTCACAGAAGCGACGTTAACGAACTACCATAACCGACTCAAACAAACGCTGGCTTACCTTGATCCAGAGCTGCTTGTCAGCCATCTGACTCAAGAGCACATCTTAGATCTACGTATGGCCTTATTAAGTACGTGTTCGGCCTCAACGGTAAACACCTACATGCGAACAATAAAAGGGGTGCTGAGCTTTGCCATTACAAATGAATACTGCAGCCCTCGAGTAATAAGCGGTATCAAAGATTTAAAACAATCCAAGTCGCCCCCTACGCCCCTTAGCCGTGATGAATTTTTTCGGCTTATCGAGGCCTGTAAAAATGAGCAGGATAAACACTTGTGGGCATTAGCCGTTTACACAGGGTTACGACACGGCGAATTAATGGCGCTTGCGTGGGAAGATATTGATCTCAATAAAGGCCTTATTTATGTAAAGCGTAATTTAACGTTAAAAGGTATTTTTAAATTACCTAAAACCACAGCGGGTGAAAGGGTAATTAATTTATTAGATCCCGCGATTAAAGCGTTAATAAAACAAAAGCCTTTAACTTATATGATGTTGCCGGAAAGTATTACGGTTCAGCAGCGAGAGCATGGAAAAATAGAAATAGAAACCGTGCACTTTGTTTTCTCTCCCCGTGTTACTGCTACAAAAGAAACGAAAAGTTATTACTTTCATACTAGTATTCATGATAAGTGGACGGCAGCGATAAGACGTGCAAGAATCGCCTACCGAAAACCCTATCAGACCCGACATACGTTTGCTTGTTGGATGTTATCTGCCGGTGCGAACCCTACATTTATAGCAAAACAAATGGGACATTCTAGTGCTAAAGAAATATATCAAACGTACGGAGATTGGGTTAGCGAGCATACCCAAAATCAGCTTGATGTACTGAACAAAAAATACGGCGAGAATGCCCCCAAGATGCCCCTAAAAACTAACAAGTTAATGTAA